TGCTTACCGTCGGGGAAGACACGCCCGAATTTGAGAAACTGGCAGCGGCAGCGGCACGGTTGAAAGACCGCGTTGAAGAGGCGAACGAGAAGATCAACGCCCTGAATCCTGATCAGTTCAAAGGGTTGCAGCAAATGGCAACTGGCGCGGCTACGGGTGTGCAGTTGGTAACGTCTTCAATGGCTTTGCTAGGTATAGAATCCGAAGACGCACAGAAAGCAATGATGCGCGTTCAGGCGGCTATGGCTTTTGCTCAGGCGATCAATGACGTTGACAAGCTAAAGAAAGGATTTAAGGCGTTCAATGATACCGTAAAGGCGAACCCGATTATTGCCGTAGCATCCGCGTTGGTAGCGTTGAGCGTTGCGGTGTATAAGGTGTATCAGGCGCAACAAGACGCTAACTCAGAACTGGCAAAAGCAACACGGGAATATGAAAAGCAAAAGGAAGCGACAGCGACACTATCGCGTGAATACGATCGTCAAATTGAACTACTCACAGCGCAGGGAGCAAGTACAGAACAAATTATTGCTGTTAAGCGCAAACTGATAGAGGCACAAATCGCAGAGGCTCAATCTTCACTACGGGTAAGTATGTTGAAGGTCGAGGAGGTGAAAAATAACGATTCACTTTGGGAATCTTTGCTCCGTGTTGCGGACGTTGTTAACGGTACGAATCAGGCAGAGGCGGCAATCGCTGTTAATAAGAAAGAACGCGCACAGGAAGCCGTTGATCAGATTAAAGAGCAGCAGGAGGCGCTGAAAGACTTACAGAATCAGTTAAAGGTTCTGGACATCGAAGAAGAAAAGTCAGCGCAGAAGAAAAGCGAGGACTCAAAGAAAGCGTATCAGGAACGCAAGGCACAACGTGAACAGGAAGCAGCGGATAACGAAGCAGCATGGGCGCGTGAACTTGAATTGATGGCTGAGCAGAAAGAAGCAGCCGATCAAGACGAAGCAGATAGAGCCGAACGGGAAGAAGCGTCACAGCGCAGACGGATGAAGTTGTATCTGGATGATCGCAATGAAAAATTAAAACGCCAGAAAGAAAAGGACGACGCGGAGAAAGCATCAGCGGAGAAAGCTAAGAAGTTAGACGAAATGCGTTACAGCCTTGCGATTGATTCGGCAAAGCAGACATTGGAGGCTATTTCCTCGCTGATGAAAAACAACGCGAAAGCACAGAAGGCTATATCGGCATCATTAACGTTAATAGACACCTATGTAGCCGCTCAAAAGGCGTATGCTTCACAGATGGCTGTTCCGTCCGTTGATGCGCCTATACGCGCTGCAATTGCGGCAGGTGTTGCCGTTGCTTCGGGTCTGGCGCGTGTCGCTGCAATCCTACGTGTTGACACTTCGGGAGGTTCTGTAACGGCTACGGCATCGGGAGGAGGTGGAGGTGGTACATTGGATTTCAGCACACAGCCTAACGTCGGAACGTCAACACAGCCATCAACCTTACTTAATGAGCAGGGTCAGGTTATCAATCAGAACAACGATATGCGCCCGATGTATGTCAGCGTTCAGGAAATCAACGACACGAACACGAACGTAAGGACAGCGGAGGAAAGGAGTAGGTTCTAAATAAATAAACCGCACCATTTCTGATGCGGCTTCCCATCCCTTGCGCGGAACTCCCATTACCGTACAAACACAAGGCAAAGATATACAAAATCCACAAATCACCAAATCCGTGTCTTTATTTGCATGGAAGGTAATCTGCCAGTGTATCGGCTTACGATCACAGACAAAGAAACGGACGCGGAGGAAATTTTCACGGCATTAGTAGATAGCCCAGCCATTGAATCAAACTTTGTGGCGTTCAAAGAATCGCAGCCGATTAAATTTGAAGTGACCGATTCAGACCGTCGCATTATCACAGGGGCGGTTATGATCCCTGACTTTAAGATTTACCGACGTGACGAAAAACGCGGGGAGCATTACGTGTACTTCACCAAAGAAGATATTGAATTGTTCGTGCGTGACTGGGCAAAGGGAAACCGTTACAACTCAGTAAACGAAATGCACGAACGCTCACAACAGCCCGACGGTATCTATCTGATCGAATCTATTATCGTTGATTCACAGCGTGGCACACAAGCGCCCGTAGCGTTGAAGCAGCAATACGCTGACGGAACGTGGCTGCATTCCTATTATGTGGAATCGGACGACCTGTGGTCAAAGGTTAAGTCAGGGGAGTACAAAGGGTTCAGTATGGAGATGATGGTCGATTACATTTTCGCCTCACAGAAGCCTCAGACGGATCACGTCGCGGAACTGATGGAAACATTGGATAGTATCATTAAATCAACAAAATAATCACACAACGTCTTTAAAGGTATGGAAATCACAAAAGAGAAAATCCAGACGTTTGCGGCAAAGCTGAAAGATGCTTTTGCAACATTCGGAGAAAAGCAAAAGTTCATGGACGCGAAACTCGCTGACGGAACAATGGTAAGCATCGAAGGGGAAGCACTCGCACAGGGTGTACCCGTTATGGTTATGACCGAAGCAGGTGCAGCGCCACTTCCTGACGGGGAGTACACACTAGAAGACGGGACAGTGTTCACCGTAGCAGGTGGCACGGTAGCGGAGGTAAAAGCACCCGCAGCGACTACTGAACAGGAAATGGGTCAGGATGCAACAGCGGCAGCACCCGCAGCAACAACCGCTCCAAACCCTTCACAGATAATCGAGCGCATTGAGAAGGAAATGATCTTCGAGAAGGTAGCGGAAATCGAAGCACTGAAAACACAGGTTGCTGATCTCGTTACAAAGTTCGCAGCAATCGAACAGGAAAATGCGGAACTGAAAGCGGACAAAGCGAAGTTTTCAGCGACAATCGAAAAACTCAATCAGGCGGTAACAGAACTCGGTGAAGCACCGCAAGAGCCTGTAAAGTTTGAAAAAGAAACCCCGAAGGTTAAGACTTTCGAGGAAGAAGTAATCGAACACAGAAAAAGAGCATTCAATCACTAACAAACACAAACAACAATAAACAATGGCAAGTTTCACAGTATCATCATTGTCTAACTACACCGTAGAGGGTCGTTCGGACATTAAACGTAAGATCGTTTTCGGTGCGGTATCTATTCCGCTTGTAACCGTTTACGAAGGTATCAAGTATTCGGAGAAGATTCCGTACATGACTTCTGACCCTGTATTTCAGGCGCTCAGTGGTTGTTCGGCTCAAAACTCATCTGGCGACGGTGGTACTTTCGCAGATATTACGCTGACAGTTGACACATTCGGAATTGAAAACGAATGGTGTTTTGATACCCTTCGCACTAAGTTTACTCAGAAGTATCTTCGTGCAGGTGCTAACATGGATGAAAACGCTGCAACGTCTGAATTCATGAACACCGTAATGGAAGACAAAGACGCACGCGTTACGAAGAAATTCGAGATCGCAATGTGGCAGTCTTCTAAGACACAGGGCGGATCAAACACAGACTATAAGCAGTTCAACGGTCTTTTGCAGTCACTCGAAACTGTGGGCGGATATGTGAATTCACAGACAGTAGCGGGAACGTCTCACACGTCTATCACTACTTCAAACGTGATCACGATCTTCAATAACGTATGGTTGGCAACGCCTTCTGACCTGCGTCGTCAGACAGACACAGTAACCGTATGCGGTGAGGACACTTTCGACAAATTGGTTATCGCATTGACCAACGCAAATATGTTCCACTACAAATACGACGGATCAACACCGCGTTATGAGCTGCAAATGCCGGGAACAGGGCAGCGTATCGTTGGCGTACCGGGATTGAACGCAGACAACAACAGCGCACTTCCTGCGATGTTCAAGAACCGAATCCTGACTTTCAACAAAGCACAGGCATATCTCGGAACTGACCTTGTATCGGACATCAACGATTCAATGGTGTGGTATGAGAAGAAGGACAAGAAATTGTACTCGACTGAAACATACCGCTTCACTACTGGATGGATGTTCCCTGATCAGGTGGTATCATTCGCAACAGCGTAGTAAACAGAATGTATAACGGGGAGGTGTGACGCCTCCCCTTTAACACAATAAAACAATGCCTTGTTCAAACAGCATTTTAAATTCATTCACGATTGACTGTAACGACAGCAATGGTGGCGTGGCACAGATTAAGGTTCGTGCATTTGATGCGACCCTTGTATCTGCGGGGCTTGCTACTGTAACGTCTGGTCAGATCACCTTTGCGGGTAACGGTCTGACAGATTGGTACGCTTTCGATTGCGCACAGGAAACATCGGTGGCGACTTCCGACGGTGCTACGGATCGTGCAGCAGGTACTTCGGTACATACGCAGACGATCACGTACATCAACAACAAATTGAAAGTAGCTTTCCGCAATTCACTGAATAATATGCACGGTATGTTAGTTCATGTTGCGGTAAAGGATAACAACGGCAACGCGTGGTTATTCGGTTACGAGCGCGGGTTGATTGTATCGGCTTCAAGTTCTGCAACGGGTACGGCTTTCAATGAGCGTAACGGTTACAGCGTAACATTTACAGGACGTGAGAAAGACACGATTCTGAATATCACGAATTACGATAATCTCTAGGTTAGGTTAAGTGTAGTTTTGTTTCTAAGGATTCCCGACCCCGTAAGGTCGGGTTTTCTTTTTCCACAACACGCCATTTTCACGTCTTTACAGGTATGCTGAACATCACGCGCAATGCTACTACACGGGTCGCGGTAACGCTGAAAGAAAAACAGACGTTATCAAGTCCGTACTGGCTGTGGCGCTTTGTCAATGACGCTACAAACATTGAAGCCGTTCAGATCATTACCGAAGTAGCCAACAACTACAAAGACCGTTCTAACCTGTTCGACATTGAGGAGGGGGGATTTACCACATTAACGCTACCCTCTGGAATCTATACGTACTACGTGTATGAGCAGTCGAGCAGCAACAACACCGACTACCGACTGGCAACGACATTGTGCGAAACGGGTCAGATGAAGGTAACGGGAACAGATACGCATCAGTACACATCACCGCAAGTAACCGTAGAATATAAATGGACAAGCCAATAGACAGGAAGATCAGTTCACACTTTGTGCAGTTTGAAAACCGCAAAGTGCCGAAGTTTCTTGAGGTGAAGGATCAGGAGTGGATCACCTACGGGGAGAATAACGACTATCCGTACTACCTTGAAACGCTGTATATGCGTTCGTCTATTCATAACGCTATTATCAATAGCAAGGTTCGTTATATTGTTGGCGGTGGTTTGGGTTACGATCCTACGGGAATCCACAGCATTGAACAAAAGGCACTAGCGAATAAAATCTTACAACAGCCGTTTTCAGATGTTGATTTGAACGGAACATACAACCGAATTGCTTTGGACTATATGAAGTTCGGAGCGTATGCGGTTTTGGTGCAGTGGGGTAAAAGCAAACGCGGAGCAACGCTGAAATATATCGACGTTAAGAACATCCGCACCAATGCAGACCGTTCTAAGTTTTACTACACGTCGAAATGGTGGATTCAGGACGCAAAAGGCAACAGAAAGAAAAACCCAAAGCCAACAGAGGCTGAAGACTTTCAGACATTCGCGGCATACGATCCGAAGAACAGAAAAGGCAATCAGGTTTACTATTACACGCCATACGCTCCCGAAAGTTACATTTACGGAGTGCCTGATTACATTGGCGCTGTTACGTGGATAGAAAACGACATCCGCTACACTGACTTTCAGTTCAAAAATATTTCCGCGTCTTTCTCACCTGCAAAGATCGTTAACGTGATTGGTGAACTGCCAACACCTGAGCAACAGGAGGAAATGGTGGACGGCATTAAGAAGAATTTCATCGGAGAAAACGGTGAGCGCCTTGTGGTGAACTTTGCCCCGTCGAAAGAATTGGGAATGTTCGCAGAGGACAGCCTTGTTTCCGATCAGTCCACACTTTACAAGGAAATCGTAGATCAGGCGGTATTGCATATCACCGCATCGCATCACTACCCTAAGTTATTGCTAGGTTACACCGAAGCAGGGGCGCTAGGGCAGCGTAATGAAGCGGAGATGTACGTTAATGCGTTTCAGCGTGCGTATGTAGACCCGATTCAAAAGACATTCGAGGACACTTTCAATACTTTCGCGTCGGATTTCGGTGTAGGCATTAAGCTGATCAGCAAAAAGTTTAACCCGTTCGGAGTTGATACGGTGGTGGACGAAAAAGCGCAGAAGATGCTGAACGCATTAAACGCGCTGCCAGACGCAGTATTGCCTAAAGTGGTAGAATCACTCAGCGCGGAGGAATTGCGCTCACTGGTGGGCTTAAAAGGGGCAAAAACTACCACTACACAGACGCTAAGTAAGTTCGCAACGGCAAAAATGGACATCTTCGCTCAGTTCGGGCGTGATGCAGGGTTGTTTGAGGTGATCACTGAAAGAGATTGCCCGTCAACCGATCCATCCGAGATTGAAAAGTTCGAAAAGGACTTTGAGCGCATTGAGTTTGCAGATATTAAAGTGAAAAGCATTGACCGCTCTGTGTTGGATTTGCTTTCAAAGGACAAATACGCACCTGTTGACGTAATCGCTAAGGCGGTGAAAGTTACGCCATCAGAAGTACGTGATGCCATCGGGCGATTGATTGACAACGGCTACATTTCATCGGGAACGGAAGACATTCAAGGCGTAAAGACGCAGGTTAACGAAGTTACCAAAGCAGGAAACGATGTTATCTCGGAGCAACCTGCAAAGACGGATAAATATGAGGTGGTTTACAAGTACGACGTGGCGGCAGGGATGGGTGAACCGATATTGCCAAAAGATGAAAACGGTAACGAACGCACACGTAAGTTCTGCCGTGATCTGATCGGACTGAACCGCGTGTACACCCGTGACGAAATCAATCAGATCTCAGCGAAAGAAGATCGCAACGTTTGGACTTTACGCGGAGGGTGGTACAATAACGACGGAGTGAATCAGCCTCAGTGTCGCCATACGTGGAAACAGCAATTAGTTAAGATCAAGTAAGATGCCAACTATATACAGACCGACATTCATGGATGCCAACGACACGGGGTTATTGGCTTATGTTGAATCGAATTACGATCATCAACAACTGCGGGAACTGATATGGGATTCGCAGGAATTGTTCATTCTTCCGATTGTCGGAACGGCATTGTATGAAGAACTGAAAACGCAGGTACGCACTAACACGATTACCGCGTTGAATCAGACTTTGTTGTTTGAGAAAATCAACCCCGCTTTAAAATGGCGCGTACTGGCTGATGGGGTTATGATCTTTACGTACAAGTTCCGTAACAAAGGCATCGTAACGCAGACTAGCGATAACGCTAACCCCGCCAGTAAGTCGGATTTGGATTACATGGTTACGTATTGCCGTGAGCGTTTTGAGGAATACTCTGATCGCCTCACCAATTACCTTATTGAAAACGATGCAAGTTATCCGCTGTATAGTGACGCAGGGGATGGAGTAGATACAATACACCCGAACCGATCACAACGCGGTGCGGGATGGTTCATGCCTAACACTTCGATCTATGGAAAATACGACCCATGCTGCAAAGGAAACAATTCCGTTGACCTCTGAGCGTAAACGTAACAAAACAAGAGCCAAATTAGAAGCATTCAAAAAACGTGTCAACAGTAACCAACATACAAACGCTGAATCAACTGGTGGAAAACCTTCGGGTGATCGCTAGTGAGCATTTGCAGATACACACGTTTTACTACGGTGATCCGCATGAGTTCTATTTGTCAGGCACTACGAATTCGCCTGAAATGTGGGTCGCGTGTGATTCTATCAGCCGTGAATCGGGACGCGTGAACGTGTACAACATGAATATCGTGTTGGCGGACAACGTGAAGCGCGGTGAGGTTAACGAATTAGAGGTAGAATCTGATCTGGTTCGTATCGCGGAAGATGTCATTGCTCAGTGCATGGATAGCCGCTACGGTTGGAATGTATCAGAAAGCGCCACAATAAACATGAGCATACGAACGGAGCGGACACCAAAGAATTTAACGACGGTAGAATTCATGATACCGATACGCGTGAAGTTACCGAATAACCGATGTGCAATACCATTTAATCAAAACCCTTTAACATAAAACAATGACACTTTCAAGACTTTCAGCAGACGCAGGATGCTATCATATCTCATCAGCAGATAGCGCGGTAACTGGTAAACTATTTTACGGATTCACGGTATTAGAAGATACTGTGTTGACCGTATTAACGCTTAACACCACACCTACGGGATTCACATCCACAAACTATCTGACACAGGCAAACCTTAGCGGTAAAACGCTCAAAGCAGGAACGTATATCTGCGCTCCTTCGGGTTCGTACATTGTCGCTATTACAGCTTCGTCTGGTTCGTTGATCGCGTATAACTTCGTGTCATGATCGGGGCAAATAGGTTTTTAGATGCGAACATAGGATTTTCATCTGTAACATACGACACGGATGCGGCTTCGTATTTCACCCGTGCAGGTATTACCAATACAACGGAAAGAAACGCTTGGAACACGTTTGTACTAGATGCAAAGGCGGCTAATATTTACAGCAAGTTCATTGCTATCTATCCTGTTTCGCCTACATCAATCGGTGCTTCGTATTATAACGCCATCAGTTCGTCTTATACGTTATCGTCATCAGCAGCGCCATCATATTCGACTAACGGGTGGACAAGTGACGGCGTAACACAGTTTTTAAATACTGGAATCATACCGAATACACACTTAACGCTTGATAACGTAACTGTTTCATGGCGCGTTAAAACATCGGCAGTAAGAACTGGCATTGATTGGGGTGTAACATCCTCAACAACGAATCAAATGTACGGACGATCACGATTTACATCTGATGTGATTCGTTTCATGTATCAATCAAATGCTAGTGTATTTGATTCTACAAACGCGACGGGTGCGGCAAACTTCTTTATGACCGCAAACAGTTCTACATCACGTAAGATCAGACGCAACACAACATCAGTAGCGACAAGTGCTGCAACTCACGCTCCGTCACCGTCACAGCCTACACACGCTATCTATTTATTAGGTCGTAACAACGCAGGAACGGCAGATCAGTTTTGCCCGATAAATATGAACTTCTGGGCGGTATCTACGGCACTATCCGACGCGGAATCCAACACGCTAAGCGGATTGATAGATACTTATTCAGCTAACGTAATTTCAGGCGGACGCTAATGGCTAAGCTCTACATATTCATAGGTCAATCGAATTCACGTGGTGCAGCGCCTAATGCGGATATACACCCGTCTTTAGCATCAGCAATGACTAACGTGAAGATGTGGAACGGAACAGCATTTGCCAATTTTGACGTAGGCGTAAATCAGAACTTCCCGACATCAGATACGAATCACGGAGTATTACCTGCGTTCCTGTATAATGAACAGATCAGGACGGGAGAAACAATATACGCGTTAAACTATGCTGTTGGTGGTACTAAGCTAAATGATGATGGAACTGCAAACTGTTGGTTTCCTTCACGCGCAGGTGCATTAGCCGACAAAGCCATTAGCACAATTAACAATGCATTAGCTGATATGTGGATCACTAATAGCGTTAGGGCGTTTGAGGTTTACATTATATGGGCGCAAGGCGAATCCGATACAACAAATTCTGCTGATTCAGGCGCGTATCAGACCAACATGAGCAACCTGATAGCTAAGATTGTAGCCAATTTGTCGGGCTTAGCAATGGTAACTGCAACAAAGCGATGGATTTTCCAGATGCTAGGAACGCACACGTCGTATGACGCAACACGCTTAGGTGAAGTTAACACGGCATTTACTAACTTAGCGGCATTGGATGCTACAAATCGAAAAACATACGATCCAACAAATAAAACCTTACAGGTTGACTTGCACCATTACGAGGCTAGTGGTTATAAGGCAATAGGAGAGGCAATGGTAAGTAATATAATGACAACATTTTAACCGCACACCCCCCGTGCATAAACAAAGAAGACCCTGAATAGCAATGGCATCATTTAATCAAATGGAAAATTATTTAGGAAATCACCCTTACGTCGGGGCGACAATATCAATCCTGCACTTTGTGTTAGGCGTAAAGATGAAAGTCTTACTTGTAATACCTAGCGAGGCGGTAATGAAGTGGATGCAGTTTGGGGCTTTTGGAATGGGGATGTTGGCGGCAGCTTTCACAATATACGGAGTAATAAAGACGCATCACGGCAAAAGCAAAAAACCATGAGCGTAACAATAGCAGGTGAACTAGTAAAACTATACGTTTCAAAATATCCTAATGCAGCGAATGCAGTTTTGGCTCGGATGTTGACAAAAGACAATCCCGAACTGTTTACAGTAGAAAACGCTCGCACTATGGTAAGGTATTACAGGGGCGCTCTCGGAAAGAAACACAGAAACTACATTGCCGACAAAACCTTTGTCCGCAATAAAAAGACGGACGACCCTTTTGAATTCATACCGAAGTCATACGCTAACCACCGCGATAAGTGGCATTTGCCGACCTCTATTAAACGCGTGGCTGTGTGGGGTGACTTACATATACCTTACCACGATACGCCCGCTGTAAAGGCTGCAATTAAGTTAGCAAAGGATGAAAAGGTAAATGCAATCTTTCTGAACGGTGACGTGATGGACTTTTTCGGGCTATCGTTTCATGAGAAAAACCCGAAGAACAGACCGCGACTGTCAGAGGAATTGGAATCAGCACGTACGTTTCTCAAAGGGCTGAGAAAAACATTTCCGAATATTCCGATTTATTGGATAGATGGAAACCACGAACATAGATTAGAACGCTATCTAGCGGTCAAAGCGCCTGAGTTGCTAGATACGGCAGAGTTCAGAGTTGATGTGTTGTTGCGGATGGCTGAGTACGGCATTACTTATCTAGGATTCCGCACCAAATGCTACTTCGGGAAGTTGCTAGTAGAGCATGGGGATCGTTTACGCGGTACGGGCGGTGTGAATCCTGCCCGATCCGTTCGGTTGAAATACAAACGCAGTACGTTGGTGAATCACTTTCACAAGTTGAGCGTGGATTCGGGTAAACAGTATGACGGAGATGTTATGACGTGTTACAGCAACGGTTGCCTGTGTGAATTAGAGCCTGAATACATGGAGGTTAATGAACACGTACACGGGGTATGTCATGTGGATATGCTAGGTGGCGGTGATTACAAGGTTAGGCAGTTTCAGATAATAGACGGAAAGGTGTACTGATGGAAAAGCCCGACGGTTACCCATACCTACGCATGACCTGCATTACGGAGCGTCCGCAATGGGTCAGTGAGGAAGATCGAGAAGATACTTACTATGAAGCGCATCCGATAACCATAGATTTCAGCATGGTGTCGCCAGTGTATTGGCATCGGTATAAGTTACGTAATCCTGAAACGGCAATACTAGAGAATTGTATTGTAACCATGTTTACGGACGTTAACGGCAATGCTTTTGAGTTGATGTTTGCCGAAACGTTTCCGAAATTTGATAAGATCATGAAAGAGTGGATTGAATACGCAATAACACAAAATAACGACAATGATTAAACTTAAACTGATCCGCGATACGTTCACGGACAATTGTACGCTAGGCAAACTGTATGTAAACGGTGAGTACTTCTGTGAAACGCTAGAGGACAAAGATCGCGGATTGCATCAGGACTTATCGGTTGAAGAGAATACCCGATTGAAAGTGTACGGTGAAACGTGTATTCCGTATGGAAAGTACAAGGTTATCGTAACTCCATCCGTTCGATTAAAGCGCACGTTGCCGCTGTTGGTTAACGTAGAAGGGTTTCAGGGCATTCGCATCCACAAGGGCAACAGTAAGAAGGACACGCTTGGCTGTGTAATTTTGGGAACTACACGTGGTGTTGATGCCGTGTATCAATCAACAGTTCAGGAAGAGCGTATTGTGAAGCTGTTGAAGGACGAAAAAGAAATTGAAATTGAAATCGTAAAGGCATGAGTTTAATCGCAGGAATAGTAAGCAAGATCGCAGGCGACAAAGCAGCGGACATTGTTACATCAGTCGGAAACGTAGCGGATAAGTTCATCACTACGGGTCAGGAAAAAGAGGAATTCAAGGCGGAGGTACAGAAGGAAATCAACCGCCATCTGGAAGAAATAACCAAAGCGCAGAACAGCGAATTGGAACTGATTCTAAAAGACGTTGATTCCGCGCGTAACCGTGAGGTACAGGTGGCAACGTCCGAGAAAGCACCGCTGATAAACAAGATCATTCAACCAGTATTGGCTTTGTTGTTATTGGGTTCGTGCTTCGTGATGTGGTACACGATTTTATTTAAAGACATACCTGCTGAAAAAGAAATGCTAGTGGCAGGTATTGTTGGATCGCTTACGACTATTGCGATGGGAGTTGTCGGATATTACTTCGGATCATCCATCGGCAGCCGCAACAAGCAGGATCAGATAGACAAA